TAGTTGAAGCTTGGGGCTGAGGTGGATACGGCGGTCGTTTTAGCGAGGTTCCAAGGTTTTTTGGCTTAGTAGCTAAAGCGTCGAAAAGACGCTCAAGACTGAGGAGGTCTTATGCCGCATACAAAATCAAGGTTCATGCAGGATTTGGGTTTTAACGACGCGCGTGTTAGAGTCACGACAAACGATTTTCTTTTCACCGGAGCGACACTAGCTGTGACTCGCGTTGCGGCGGGCCAGTGGGCGGTGGTTCTTGGAACGCCAGCGGCTCAGGCGAATACGTTTGCGGTAAACGTCACGCAGCAGCTCGTGCGTCGGTTGGGTTTCTTCGAAGATTTGCAGGAGCAATTCGGTGGAGCCGGTATTGCTGCCTCGGCTGAGTATCAGGGCCGTCCTGATACTATCGGCTCTATGAACACCGGACAGCAAATCACCCCTCGTACGGCGTTCAAGCTCAAGGGATTTAGACTTCTGAGTTTTGACGTTATTTACTCTCTCGGTGCGGCCGCGGCTACTTCACACACTTGCCGAGTCGATCAGACTCTTTTCGTAAACAACGTCGCACCTGCGACGACAGCGGTCCTTGCCTCCGGCGCCAACGGCTTGCAGACCGCTACGCAAGCTCAGCCTTACGTCACGAACGTCCCACTCGCTGCGAACCAACAGATTTATCGAAACATCGCAGACCAGGATCTCTGGATTGAAGACGTCATCACAGGAGCCGCTACCACGACCGTAACATTCTGGGGCTTCGACCTGCTCGTTGAAATTAACTATAACTAAGAGCGGGGGTTCCTATGGATGTGTCAATTACGAGGGGAGACCTCCTGTTGGCTGCCGCGACGATGACGTCTCCTATAGTAGCTACGCTTTTATTGCTTCATCGACAGAACGTAAAGAGGCTTGATGAGTTCTTTACGATTATGAAGCAATTTCCAGTTCACCGTCATTCGGGTAGGAGAATCCTTTACCCGAAGGGTTGGTCTCCTGGGGAGAGGGAGGACTTCGAAAATGGCCAATGATATTACAGCAAGACCTTGGTTCATCGACACCGCTAGCGGCTCGGTGATTTACCAGCCTCAAGAGTTTATCAAGTTCATTGAGGTGGTCGGCGGAGCTGCTGGAGCACAAGGCGGAACGATGGCTGTTATCAACGACCGTAACGGGAAGAACATCGTTACGGCGTTGTATCAGACTGTTCTAGCCGGTGAGGTCCAGACCTACAACATAGAGAACTGGTTTGAGGGTTTGATTGTCCCGACTCTCGGAACTGGCGTTACTCTTCGAATCCACATCAAGTGAGGCTTCATGAACCCTTTGGAAGCAATCGCCGATGCAATTATGCACTTCGAGGGATGGGTTCCCGGTTCGCGGTCTTACCGAGATCGTAATCCGGGAAACCTCGAAGGGCCGAGCAAACGAGCTCTGGGCAAGGACGGGGTTTACAATCACTACTCGAGCTTGATAGACGGCTATCAAGACCTCCTCGACGAGCTCAAGGCGAAGTTCTCAGGAAACAACAAACACGGAATTGGTCCAGACTCAACCCTTCTGGACCTATTCAATGTCTACGCTCCACCGAGCGATAACAACCCAACGAACAAGTATTGCGAGTTCGTTGCTGATTTTGCTTCGCACGCTTTGGGAATGAACATCGAGGTTGGGACTGTTCTCAAGGACATATGGGTCGCTTCTTGATGCTTTCGGATTGCGGTGACGGTGTTGGCCTCGGTTTGAGGTTAAAGACCGAGGGTCATGACGCTCGTGTGAAGATATTCGACCCTACCTTCGAGCATCAAGGCAAAGGATTCATCGACATAGCAAACGAGTATCAATTCGGTCAGACCGTCATCGCGGATGTAACAGGCTTCGGTTCGGTTCTTGAGTCTTATCGTGATGCAGGAGTTCTTATCTTTGGTGGTGGGGCTTTTGCAGACAAACTCGAGACGGATCGAAAATTCTCCGAGGAGGTGATGCATGAAGTAGGAATCGATACGCCTGACTCCATAAGTGTGAAAACATGGGACGATGCTGCAAAGCAGGCTCAAAAGTTTGCGGAAAAGACCGGGAAGGTGGTTCTGAAACCTGAGGGTTCGCTTAGTGGTGTCGTCCCTTCTTACGTCGCTTCGGATGTTGAAGACGCTTTGTCGATGATTGAGGAGTTCAAACGCGAGTGTGGTTCGACTGAGGTCGAGCTTACGGTTCAGGAGTTTATCGAAGGCGTAGCCGTTTCGACCGAAGGTTGGTTCAACGGCGAGGATTGGGTCTCGGGGATGTTTAATCATACGATTGAACGGAAGCAGTTCCTCAACGATGACCTCGGTCCTTCTGGAGGCTGTACCGGAAACGTAGTTTGGTCTTGCGACTCGGACGATCCTATTGTGACAGAAACGTTAACAAAGTTAACGAAAGTGATGCGTAAGCATCGCTATGTCGGAGCTATCGATGTCAATACTGTGGTTAATAAAGAGGGCGTGTTCGGACTGGAATTCACACCCCGTTTCGGTTATGACGCATTTCCGACACTTCTGCATACTCTTGTCGATTGTGATTTCGGTAGTTTTATTGATTCTGTGGCTCGGGGTCAAGATCCTGGTGTTCGTCTTAATGAGGGATACGGGGCTGGTGTAAGGCTGAGTTTACCTCCTTGGCCTAATGAGAAGTTTCATTGTGAGGGAGGGATTCGAATTCAAGGTTTTAAGCCTTCTGACGAGAAGTGGTTTTATCCTTATGGGGTAATGCTCGTTGACGATAATATCCAGAGCTCGGCCGGAGTTGGTATCGTGGGAGTAGTTAATGGTCGTGGCTCGGATATAGACGAGGCTTTTAAGCAAGCCTATAAGATAGTGAAGCGTTTGAAGGCTCCCGGCTTGCAGTATCGAACCGATCTTGCTGAGGTTTGTTTGAAGGACTTTCGTGCTCTTCAAAGGATATTCGAAGGAGAGCTCGTAGCGAGCTAATATGGCTTTTCCTGCAACGTACGACAACGTCTGGGACATTACCCAGCCTCCAGACACCCAGCTTGCGAACTTGTTGGGTCAAGATATTCGTAACCTTAAAGACGACATCATGCAACGTATGTCGTTGTTGAGTGGTCTCTTTGCTAACAGACCTACACCTGAGACAGTCAATGCAACATGGGGCGGCGTCGGTTTTGGTGTTACCTATCTCGCGACGGATACGAAGCAGATTTTTCAATGGACGGGAGCGGGAGGGTGGGTTGATATTACACCGTCGTTTTTGAGTGGTACGCTCAATTCTCAAGGACAGAGTGGAATAATTGTAGGCAATGGAGGTTTTCAAAACCTCTTTACTTTCAACGTCAATCCCAACGTGGTTGGGAACCTTCAGTCCATTCGTGTGACGGCGGCGTGGACCTCCGGAGGCGGTGCAGGCTCGTTGCAGTATTCTCTGGTTTTGAATGGCGTGACTATCTTTACCGAGACTAACGTCTTTCTCGGGGCTTTTGAGCTGGAATCGACTATCATGAACGTAGCTCCTATTGCGTGTAATCATGCGTCTAAGTTGATTTTTAACAACCAACTTAATAACGCAATAGGAGGCGTAGGGGGACTTAACTGGGGTGCTTTGCAGGCAATTCAGTTGCAGTTCAAATCGACGAACACAAATAGCGTAACTCCTTTATTCTGGATACTTGAGCTTCTCTAATGCCTCCATTTCAACAACGCGACCAGACACGCTCGGAAGAGCTTTACGAAGCGGCTCTGACAGGTCCGTTTGGAGGGGTTCAAAGCGAGCTTCCTCTTACCGAGATCGAAGCCTTTGGCTTTGCTGATGTTACGAATTTCATCTTTCGTAAAGGCGCTGCCTATGTTCGACCTGGATGGACGGCCTTGCCTCCGTTTCCTGCGCTGGCTAATGAGCCTATCCTTGCGGTCGCTGATTTCTTTAATGTTCAAGGAGTTCACATCCAGTGTGTTTTGACTCCGACTCGTTTGCTTCAGTTCGTTACGGGTAATTGGACGGTTATTACAGGTCCAGCCTTCGGAGGAGGACCTTTACAGTTATTCGGCTGGGATGTACTCAATTACGAACTTTGTTTCTCTCAAGGGATTGACTCACTTTGGGTTTGGAACGGAGTTTCTCCGAGCTACGTTCAAGCCTCTGCGAGTGCTCCTCATCTATTACATATGGCTGAGATTGCTCTGCACCTCGTAGGAGTTGACCCTTTATTTCCTCAAAGATATTACTGGTCTGGAGTAGGCGACCCTACAGACTGGACTGGGCTTACTTCGGGACTTAACGACATCGTCAACAACCTCGGACCTATCAACGGCTTGCTGAAGCTCGGTCAGCTCGGTTATGGGTTTCACGAATTTGGCATTATGCAGATTATTCCGACAGGAATCGGTCTGTCTCCTTTCGCCTTCGTGCCGATGATTAACGCGACGCAGGGTTGTATTGCTCCTTATAGTCTTGACCATTTTGACGACAAAGGACGGGAGCTTGCGGCTTATCTTGGTGTTGATAATGTCTATGTATTTGATGGCACTTCGATTGAGCCTATCGGCGACATGCCTATTGACAATCGTCGACGTCTTGGCGCAAGGTCGAGAATTCTTACTGACGTTCAAACGGTCGACCCACGGACGATTTATGCTTTTCATACCTATTCAATCAACGGCCAGGTCTTCAAAGCCTACTGGCTCGTGATTCCGAATACGAGCGTTTGGGTTTACAATTATGACGAGAGCAACTGGACTCGTTTGATTTACAATAAGAAGATTGTTTCCCTCGGGAATTTCTTCAAGAACGCGGCTATTAGGATTATCGACCTCGTCGGGAGAATTCAAGACCAAGCCTGGACGCCTTTGACACTTCAAGGCAATAACCCTTTTGAGGGTTTGCTTTTAGGCTTCTCGGATGGTACTCCAGGATATGTAGACTTTACAAACTACTCAGAGCTTCCGGCGACGATTACATCAGGGAAGCTTATTTTTGGGGATCGAAGGCATTCAAAGAACATACGAATGTTTCGTTTGTCGTTCGTTGACCTAGGTCCAGCGACGTTTACAGTTACGATAACAGCTCAGACGGGACAAACTGAAACACACACCTTTACGATAGGAACTGGCTCTGGAGATGTTCTCAACTACGTTCAGGAGTTTAAGCTCCCTGGCTTGCGTTTCACTTATGTGATTTCTGTTCCAGCCGGAACGCCGACAGGCATTGTTGAGATAACTCCCATTTACGACGTCGGTGGTGAGCAGCGTTGTGGGTCGTTGGAGAATTAATGAAGGCTACACCAAATCTTGACTTTACGACTGTTAAGCCTACAGAGCCTTCGCTTAAGAGCTTTGTAGCGATGCTTCGTAAGGTTTATTTGAATCTTACGAACGTCATCAACGGTAATCTTGGATTTGGTGACGGTACAACCGCTGACAATATTTCGGGAGCTTGGGTTAACGTAATAGCTCCAGTGGCTCCGAATACGGACTTTACAGTGAATCATAATCTTAACAGACTTCCTGTGGGGTACTGGGTTATGGAAAAAGACAGAGCTTGTGATGTTTACACAGGAAGCGTCATTGCTACCAAAACGAGTTTGACCTTGCGTGCGACCGTCGCGAGTGCTGTCTTGAGGCTTTTTGTCGTAATGATGCTTTTGTGTTTGCTCGGTTTTACGGCGAAAGCTCAAACGACCAACCTTACCATTCAAGTAACTGACGATGGAGGACAGAGTTGGAACTCAGGTTCTTGGAATGCTACTCTCGTGTCACCTCCGGGCGTATTTCCTTTCGGACCTCCTTTCTTCCTTTTCGGTACGTCGACTCCGGTTCCTAACCAGAACCAGTCTGGTTTGTTGAGTGGTACAGGCGCGGCGACGATAACGCTGACGCAAAACGCAGGAATTCTTCCTGCTCAGTCTCAGTGGCGTTTTCAAGTATGTAGCGCGTCGACGGCGGTCAATAATTGTTTCACTCAGTTTGCGACCGTGACGGCTACGACCACTTTGACTATAACACCGCCGGCTCTTATTGTAAATGCGACGGCGATTACTCTTGCCTATTCTGATGGTGAAGTGTCTGCTGGAAGAGGAGCTCTTTATTTTAATCTTGTTACAGGTTTGACGAGACAATGCGCTACAGCTACAGGAACAGTTTGTACTCTGTGGCAGACCTTTGGTGGAGGGAGTGGTGGAGCTACTCTTCAAACAAACAATGTTACTAACGCGACTCAGAACGTTCTGAATTTACTGAACGGAACTAACATTGGAATCATAGCTGATGCTTTTGGCGGTGTCACTATAGCCAATACAGCTCCTTTACAAGCGACGTGCCCTCCGTCTGGTGGACAAGGAACTGTTCAAGCAGCTAACGGTTCTGGGGGTTGTCAAGCGACTCAAGTAACCGAGCAAAGTGGAACGTTCGCCGTGAATGAGTCGCTAGAGGTAAAAGGACTTAATCCTCATGTCGATGCAACAAGATATGGGGTAATGGCTTTAGCATCACTGAATGCAATACCCGCTATCTCTGGCATAACATCCACCACGACAGCCGGACTTGCAACGGTTACGGTTTCAACGGCTAGTTGCCCGGCTCAAACGGGTAGCGTCTGCTTTGTGAATGGCAATGGCGTGGTGTTGCCGAACGCAGGAAATTCTCATAGTCTTACGACTCCGAGTGCCCCTACAGTGACTCCGTTTAACTCACGTTGGGGGACTGGAACCGGGGACGGCGTAGCCGCTCCAGCCTCGTCCACATCGTACAACTATAAACTGTTTGCCTTCGACTTGCTACGAGGAAGGACGGCGGTTAGCTCTGTTGGAACAACCACGACGGGCGCAGCTACGCTTGGCGAAGTAACTTACACCATCACAGGTGGAACGAAGTCCAACGACACGATTACCTTCACTGGCGCAACTCAGCCTGCGATTAGCGTGGGCGCTTTGGCCATCGTGGATACGCCGACTCAGGCGGGCGACAACTGTTACTTGGGTTATTGGAAAGTTTCCACTGTCACCGGAACAGGATTCACCGTTGCGGGAGTGGGAATGGATACGCGCAATCCCATGCCCGCGAATTGCTTGACCACTTCCAGTGGTGGTTTTACGGCGCACTTCTTCAATTACAACCAAGTGACTTGGACGGGAATTACTGGAGCCTATAACTATGGTGTGTGTAGTGACCGCGCATCGCCGGGCACGTACCATCTTCTAGGGACGGCTCTGTACGCAACCGACTTGGTTCACGCCCTCAACACCTATGGCACGTTAGAGTTTGATGACTTCGGCTCCACGATGACGGACGCCAACCACGTTGCGCCGTGGGAGTTCTCGGATTCCGATTGCAACGCTGTAGCTGCGACCAATGATGATTGGCAGGCAATTATTCAGTCTGGTGCAGGGACAACAACGCTAACGATGACCACAACCGCGCCGAACAGTAACGGGGGTGGCCAGCCAATCCGTTTCGACAACTCTCCGACATACGCCGCCGCACGAACGGCAGTTGGCGGAAACATCGCCATCATGCTCCCTTTGTCCACGGGGCAATACGTTTTCAACTCTCCCTTAGACCTTCGTGCGTCCGCCGAGATAATGTCCGCTCCTCAAGGCTTCACGACTAATGCGGTTGTGTACTTTTTAGGAGGAGCCTTATATTGCAATAGTCCCACTCCGGGTTCAGGAAGCAGCGCACCTGGAGCTAATAAAAGCATCCCGGTAATCACTACCCTTGGCCTACCGGGAATACAGGTCGGCAATTTCAGTTACTACCAAAACAGTTGCAGAATCACTGCTCCAAATAACGGAACAGCGGTGCAAGCCGACATAGTATCGGCCGACAATGGTATTAGCCTATGGGATAGCCAGTTTGCATCAGGCTCCACGTCCAATGATTATCTTGGTAAGGGATTTGTTTGCCACAACTCGCCGGGAACTGCACTAAACTGCATTGCCTCCTTCTATGGAAAGACCAACATATCGGGTGGAGTCCAATCAATGGGCAGTCACTCTGCTACTCCGTCAGTTATATGTGACGGATGCGGAGTGTTTTACTTCACCGACTTAACTGGATTTGGTCGAACGATTGGTATTCGCGCTCGCGCCAACACAGCAGCCATAGCTATAAAGAACCAAGAGTTTCAAGGGCCATCCATGCCCCTTCTTCTATTTGGCGGACAGCAAGGTGCTGGGAATGGAGGAGCCGCTATAGTCCTTGGAAGTACCGCCCCTGTCATCATTGACACTAGTAATTGGGGTTGTGCCAGCTATATTCCTAGCGTTGGAACATCCAGTTTCAGTTTCATAACCTTAGGAGGTTGCACTCCAGTAGGGACGGGAACTCTACAATTCACAGGCTCTCGAATGACGGGTCCGGGGATTATATCTCCTAACGCCACCATAAGCGGACAGAATCGTGATGGTCAACAGATGCTTACTGGAGGAGCGGTTGATAATATCTTCACTGGCCCCGCTGCCGGACTGAGTACATACTCAGCACAGAAGAGTGACCTAGCTATTCTAACTGACACAAGCTATCCCATCTTCGTAAACGGAGGCACGCCCGCGACACCAACCTGTTCCGTCTCAGCAGGTGGAAGCGTATCTATTGCCAACCATAAATATCAACTCGTTCCTGTATGGTGGAATGTCGCAGAGGGAACCACTTCGCTTCCTTCTATAGCCTGTACCACTT